TTTTGTTATTGCACCTAATTTTTCAGAGCCGTCATGATCATTGTAAATTAAATATTGTTTTATACCTTTTATTTTCCAATAACAAGATGGTTTATTTTGTTTCTTATAAATTTCAAAAAATCTATCAATATAAAAAATGCCGTTTTTGTCATGATTTCTAAGTTTTAATAGTGTCAAAAAATTATGCTTCCAGAAATCATTGTTTCTCATATACTTGCAAACCAAATACAATTCTTTTAAATCATATTTGTCAATACGAACACATCGATCTAAACATTGCATCCAGTTTTTTATTTGTGTTTTGGTTTTTGGGCGATATTTTAAATCAAATAAATTTACAAAATGCTCGAATGATTTTTCAATATTGGCATTTTGATTAATATTACTTTTATTATATATATTATTATTAATATTACTTTGTGCTTGATTTTCTACATTAAGGTTTTCTACATTAAGGTTTTCGACTTCTAGCTTTTTAGGATTGTCATGTAAGTAATAATCAATGCCAACAATTTTACCATCATTATAAACTCTTTTTCTGACTAAATATCCATATGATATTAGCTCATTTAATTTAGATCTTATGGCACTTTGATTTTCCTTAAAATGGCCACAAATAAATTCAACTGTAATTTGTTGTTTTGATGTGTGGGAAAACAACCAAGCATAAAGTCCAGTTGCACCAATTGTAATACCTTTATGCCTTAAAATATAACTAGGGATGATCGTAAAATTATCAAACTTTTTAGGTTTGTAAATTCTATTATATTTCATAAATGTTTACTCTTTGTCAACCAGACCTTTGATCTGATCACAAAAATCTCTTAATTCTTTATATGTGTCAAAAAATTGATCATAGGTGATGTCTTTTTCCTCATAAATAAACCATAAAAAATCCATTAATAAATCAAACTCTGGTTCATTTGCCTCACCTATATATCTGTAATTATATTTAAATTTATCTGTTGAGGTTTGTGTCCAACGAACCTTTTGTGCCGTCTCATCATAATATATTTTTTTCACTCTACTCACAACTTATTATTAAAATAATTATCTATTGTTTCAATACAGTCATCTAAATTATTATGCCATTTTGCTATCCAGTTCGCATTTTCAAGCGATTTAAGCCACTTTTTTTGGTTCTCTGTGGGCTTGTTATACCCTGCTTTGAGTTCTATCGCTAAACCGCTTCTTTTTGCGTTTGGTGTAAAAATCATTAAATCTGGGATTCCTGGTTTTGTTCCAAGGTATTTCATTTTATATTGTTCGAACGGCGTTCTTTTGCCCTCATTTGCTACATGAGTGAATAATGCCTTTGGGTATTTATATGATAAATATTTCATCACTTGGTTTTGCAATAAATCCTCTTTGCCTAAAAACCTTTGGAATGGGTTTTTTTTCATAGTTTTTTTACAAAATTAAAAAAAACTTAATCAGTATCGGCCATAATATAAATAATACGTTTCATTTCTTTACAATCATTAAATAATTTTTTTTCATTTTTTTTAAATCTTTTATCTTGTTTTTTAATTGTTCATTGATTAATATCAACTGATTGTATTGAGAAACTAAATTATCTAAATTCATTCTCTTCATATTTTTAAATTAAAAAAGAACCATCCTTGTCAAACTTATACCAGTGATAACCAGGCGGCTCATTTGTTTTTAAATAGGTTTGCCACTTTGAAAAAGCTTGTTGCCAAGCGTTACGACCAAATTCAATTGTGTCATGATCTAATGTATAAACCTCAACTGTATAAGGATGGGTAGTTGTTACCGCAACAAATTTAAAATTATCGATCCCTAACATATCCATATAAAATGCCGCCTGTAAATGATAACCCCATTTGTAAACGTCTCTTTTAAATGCATCTGGTGAATTGTCTTGGCATGTTTTAACATCACAAATAAAATTGGAAATCCTGTTAATACAATCTGGCCGAACTCTGACATCAATATTTTTATATTTTAAATAATGAGACAACTCAATTTCGCCTTTACAATATTTTTTTGCAAGATCATTTTTTCTAAAATTTTCCAAAATAGATTTTATAATTTCATGCGTGTCAGATTCTAAAATAATTTTACCTTTTGCAAGCTCCATTTGTTTTTCAAATTCGAGTTTACCAGCTTTTGTTCTTTTATCTATTTTTTCAATAAGATGATATAAATCATAAAAATTATCTGGTTCCAAAATAGCTTGATGAACCGCCGTACCAAGTGCCATTGCTGGCGTTTCTTTATATTTTTGATTCAAAAAGTGATAAACAGATTTTTTATATATTGTTTTTAAACCACTGGCACTAATTGAGTTATGTGAGTGGTATTGATCATTGCTATCTTTTTGGATTTTCATTTTATGGTTTGTTTTTGTTTAATTGAATTAATTATTTTTTTTAACATTTTATTTTGTTCATACTGACTTTTTGGATATAATGGATAACGACACCAGCCATGTGTGCTTTCTTTATTGCTTTTTATAAATATATCTCTAAATAAGTCACCATATAGTTTTAAAGAATCTTTTACAAATTTCATATAATATTTTTAAAATTGTTTTTGAAATTAAAAAAATATTTTTATAAAACAAAAAAAAAGGCATGAAATAAATCATGCCCTCTTGATTTTCCAAGTTTGCTTATTATCTAAAATGGTAAATCATCATTTGTGTTTTCCTGGGTTGGTGCTGGATTTACAACCATACCATCACTATTTGGTTGCCAAGTGTTTAACTCACCGTAAAACTTGCCACCTTGAGATTTTTTAAGATCTATGTTGACCCATCCGTTTTTGTTGTTTTTGTCTAAAAAAGATTTAAAATCATCTATCTTAACACTTAAATTTGCAATCACAAAATCTGGTGCGGTTTCTTTCCTTTTAACTATTAAACCATCTGTAAAAATTTTATTATCCATATTATTATAAATTAAATTGTTTGTTTATTTTTTCTCGATACTCTTTTTTAATTTTAAAGTTTTCCAATACTTTTTTGGCTTGATCTTTGGTTCCTTTTAAAGTTGCAACCAACTGGTTTTCTTTTAACCATTCTTTTTGATTGTGGATGGCGGTTTGCACCTCATCAGCTGATGCAATAGAAACATCAATACCGATACCCAAATAACCTAATGCCCTACCTAGTGCCGATGTAAAACCATTTTCAACAAAAGATGTTTTATTAATATAGCTTGAATCTCTATATTCTTGAGCATGTGCATTGCATTGTTCGACACCATCGGCATCTAAAATTGTAACACAAAACACACCCTCTTTTTCATTAAGATTCACCACATTTTCACTTATTTTCCAACCATCAAAATTAGGATCAGTTTTAAAATGTTTCAATCTCTCATTGACTGTAATATATTGTTTACCCTTAATGTTTACTGATTTCATAAATTATAAGATTTAAATTAAACGACTAACATTGAATCCGTGGTCTTCTAATTTTTTTATTTCATCAACAGTAAAACGACCAGGATTCTCAACTCTGTTTTTTAATGTTGGCATTGTACAACCCAAGATCCCACATATTTGGTAACGCTTGAGTTTTAATCTTTTTAATTCCTTTCGGAAATGCAATTCAAATATCATAAGCATAAATTTAGATTACAAATTTAAAAAATACTTTTAATAAAAAAAAATATTTTTAGAAAAAAGAAACCCCCATTGATAATATCTTTGGGGATTTCTCAGCAAACAAGGAAAAATAAAAAGTTAAAATGATGCCTTAAAATCGCTAGATTGATCATCATTTTGATTTGGTATGTGCATAATTACATCGAATGTATTTTTTTTGACATTATATGTCATACCGTCAATATAACAACTGACTGGCTCTCTCAAAGTTGATGCACCAAAATTGATCCAGATTTTATTTTTTAGTGCAATGGGGTCATTTTGTAAATTATAGAGTTTGCCCTCATACCTTACGACATTTGTTCGATAATCATTGATAACCTGTTGAGTGACTATTTGTTCCATTGATTTTACAAAATTAGCGTTGTTGTCTCTTGGTCTGACAAATTGTTTTGAATTTAATGGCAAAGTTGCATTTTGATAATTATTGTCACTTAATTGTAAATCTGTAAGCTCTAAAACGCCACTTAAATTATCGCCAGATGTTCTTTGCCTTGTATAAACCAGTTCATCAATTGGAGCAAAAAAATCAATCTCAGTGTTGTTTTCTAACCTTTTAAAATTTAAAGTTATATTATCATAATATAAAGCATTTAAACCGCCACTGTTTTGCACATAGGGTTCATATAAATCTATTGTCATTAATCCAGCTATTGGCAAAACACCAACGCTAACCTCAAATTGATCCCAAACGTCAACCTCTTCAACCTCTTGAATGTTGACTGTATCCACGTCAACCCATGACAATGGGTTTGTTCCAGAGCTGTTATTGTTCCAGTATTTAATTGTTGGTGAACTTGCCTGATCATCAATTCTTATTTGATACCTAAAACTAACTTCACCAAAACCTGTATTGGTGTCAAAATAAGTATTAATTTTAAGTGTGTGTGCCTTAAATGTATCTGGTGTTACATTCAGTGATGTTGATATGGTTTTTCGAGTGCCAGTTTCATTTGTTTGTACTTGAGTGTTTTTATAACTCTGATTGCCTTGTTTTGCAAAATCTGTTGAAATCGATCCAGGTGATGTCGTTCCACTTGATGAGTAAGTTGTCCAACCAGCTGTTCCATTTTCAAAACCGCTATTTGTTATTTGGTTTGTGTCAATAAATTGTTTTGTATTATGTGTAATTCTAAAAACATTTAACGGCCTTAAATATTCTTTAACTAAACTGTTTTCTATTGGAACTAAATTTGTTGGAACACTACTTAAAACATTAACAGTTGAGTCAGATTGAAAATTAAAATTATTATTGTGGATTCTAAATTTAATTGATTCAGTGCCATTGTTTATTAGTGAGGTTGATTCGCTGGCCCTTATACCAGTTGGAACAGATCCACCAGATGCGGTTGATGCACTTGCAGTTTTAACGCTTTGCTCTGAATAACTTGAATTATTAATTATATACCAACGCCCAAATGATTGAAAAATTCTCGAATTTGTAAATTTTAAAATCTGTTCTAAAACGTGCTTTGCATTGTTTATATCAAATTTGTCTTTCATTAAATCATATGGATCTATTAATAATGAATCAAAAATTGTATTATCTGATTGCCCTAATATTTTAATATCATTTGAAACATAAATATCAAGATCTAATCCAATATTATTTAAAATATTTCGTAAATAAAAACCACCATTTTGATCACTTGCGTCAGATTGATCTAATGGCATATCAAAACCATCTAAACTACCAAGACCATCAAAAGCAGTTAAAGAGATCTCAAAGGGTTTTGAGGTTATTGCCTCGCTAAATGTGTCAACAACAAGCCATCCAATCCAATATGTTTGATAATTACTTGATGAATCTTTATAAGATATTTTTACCTGGTATTCTCTTTCATCGAATTCATGGAATTCATCATAAGAAACGGTATCAGTTACAAATAAATGTAAAGTACATGTTGAACCTTTTATAGGTGAGTAAAAATCATCACTTGAATCCCAAGTCACAATGCATGGCTGTGATGTTCCAATCAGTGGTAAAACAGTGCTTGAATAATTCTTTTTTAAGATTTCAATTTTTTTATCTTTTTCATTGTCATCTGTAAACTCCAACCGATATTTAACACCGTATGACATTACAAAATTCTGTTTCTATTTGAGTTCGCCCTCTCTAACGCAACAACTAAATCTTGACCTTTTAAAGTAAATGAGCCACCCACATTGACCTGTTGAACACCCCTATCACCCAACATACCTTGCAAACGGTCAAGAGGTGCGATCACCTCTGGGTTTGATCTAGCGCCAGGATATTCACCGACCAGACCCATTGTCGGAGCCGAAACAATACCACCACTAGCAAATTTTGCTGGTGCTTTTATTTTTGAAAAAGCTCCTTTTACTGCAACCGCCGCACCAGCCAACAATGCTGGCAATACAATTGCCGCCAAAGGGCCAAAGGATAATGCGGTTTGTGATGCACCTTGAGACGCAAACCCAAGTGTTGATGCTAAAGATGAATTTAATGATGTCATTGCACCACTTATTAAAGTACCAGCAAAAGTGCCAAAAGCACTTTCGCCAACACCTAATGATTGAGATAATGCTGGGCCAATTTGCGAAAGTGAATTTTTCATATCATCGCCAACTAAGGTCATTAAACCTTGAAAACCAGTCATCATATTTTTTGATAGTTCTAAGTCAGCTTTTAATAAATCTCTCTTTTTTTTTAAACCATCTTGTAATTTTGATAAACCTTGCTCCGTTCCAACTGCCATTGCGGTGGCTGGATCCATTGCAGTGGTTGCAACACCTCTTGATTGTAAACTATCATCATCATTAGTACTTTGACCAGATGCACCACCAAAAAAGTTTAGTGAATTCTTAAATTTATCACCGATTTTACTTAATCCACTTTTTACTCCCTCGACTGTTACATGCTCTAATCTACTGTTCAACCCATCATTTACACCATCAATCAAGGCCTGTTGTATATCTTCACCAGATTTTTTAGCAATGTCAGCACCCTCGGCTAAACCATCTGAAATAACTTGACCAAAATCACCTGAGAGACCTTTGTCAGCAAATTCAATAATTAAATTACCTACAATTCCCAAACCATTAATCACCTGGTCAACCCGTGCTTTAATAGCTATAAAAGCAATTTTAAAAGCTGTTTTGATACCAGCAACAACAAATCTTAATGATTCGCTGGTGTTAAATAAATCGACAAAACGATTTATTAATTTTACAACAACTGGCAAAATCTCGTTAAAATTTTTGTGTATAATAAAAACAATTGTTCCAAGTCCAGCAACAACAAGGCCAATGGGTGACATCAAAAGTCCAATGGCGGTTGCTAATTTTCCAAAGATAAAAAGTCCTGGGCCAATACCACCAACAATCGCTCCAATCGACAATATCAAAGATTTTGTTTCTGTATCTAAATTTATAAAACTTGTAACCAATGAGTTCAACTTTGTTACAACTTTTGTAAATGCTGGCAACAATAAAGAACCTAAATTTTGCCCAAGTTGTTTTGAACCCTCAGTAAAAATTCTCATTTGGTTGGCCGCACCAGTTTGGGTTCTAGCAAAATCACCCTGAGAGTTTGCTGTTTGAGCTAAAATAAATTGATATCTTAGATTGACTTTTTCAGATTGAGTCATGTCTTTGATATTTTTTTCAATACCCTGAGACATTGCAAATGATTTTAAGTTCACTTCAGTCATTACAATACCCAATCTTTTTAGAGATTCAGTTTCACCAGTAAAAACACCAGCTAATGCTGTGGTTGCTTGATCAATTCCAATGTTTTTAAATGATGCTAGATCACCAGCCAATCCAACCATTGATGTACTCATATCAGCCGCCTCACTTCTGGAAATACCCATAGAGGTTGCCATGTCACCAAAAAGAGCCGCCATATCTAAAGCGGATCCCTCAGCAATACCAAATTCTGTTAAAGTTGTTTTTGCGAATTGTCTAACCTCACTTGATGATTTTCCAAAAGCAACATTTACTTTGTTTAAGGATTCCTCAAAATCGCTAGCCAATTTTATAGCCGCACCACCAGCAATACCAAGAGGCAACGTTAATCGTGTTGATAATGATGCTCCAATGCTACTTACTCTTTTACCAAAATTTGAAAGTTTTGCACTTGCTGTATTTAGTGACTTGGTAAGTTTCGATGCATCACCAATAAGGTTTACTCTTAATTCATTTGCCATAATGAAAATTTAAATCAAATTTACGAAAAAAAAATGCCATCATTTTTTTGATTTTATCTTGTTTACTTTTTTAAGAAACGCCTCATATTGTTCCCTCGTTGATTTTGGTTTCCCACGTTCCAAATAAACATCTTGAGGCAAAGGAAACAATTTATCTGGCGTAATCATTTGACCACGTTTTTGACAATTGACATTAAAAATCATCGATGCTAAATATCTTGTACGCTCCCAATCTAAATTAAGTTTGATTGTGTGGGCTTCGCCTAATAACTGATTTTCAATCCAAGTGTTTGACCAAAACTCTTTTGGTTTTATGCCAACTTGACCAATATAGTAATCAATTATATTATCCCAAGTCAGTTGGCTTTGGGCTTTCCCACCTTAGTGGTTTTTGTAACCTTTCGATTTATGCCCATGTTTAAATCATTCCCTAAAATCCTGGATTCCATCATTGAGCCAATAATATCTGTAAGCTGGTCAGGTGTCAGATCCTCAAGCCACATTCCAACTTTAAATTCATTGTAATCAATTTCATTGCCTTGCTCTTGGTCGTTTGCCAATAACCCTGAATAAACCAACGCCCTTACTCCAGTTAATGAAATACCGTCTTTAAAAAGATCACCGATTTTTTCTATTGACACACCTAGGTTGTCAGTAAAGTTCGCCCAAAAATTCATTGAAAAATGCATAGTGCGGTTTTTACCACCTATGTTAAGGGTATAATACCCACGTCTCTTGTTTGCCATAAAATTAGTTTAAAGACACCTAGTTCCTTAATCTAGGTGTCTAATTTATTAAATCTTAATTAGTACCTTTTTGTATTGTGCCAGTAATTGTGATTGATCCACTGTAAGACACTGGCGATTCCATTTCCGCACTTATCTCTAAACTTGAAAAGAAACCAGAGCCAGTATAAATGGCATCACCTGTTTCGGCTGTTCCAAATTTAAAATCAATTTTAGTTCTAGCTAATAAAAAATCACCGATCTCAACTGAATTATTTGAATCATCATAAGCCACCAAACCATCAAATGAAAGTTCACCAGACCTTACACCAGCGATCACCTCTTGAAAACCACCACTCGATTTTGTGGTTGCCTCTGGTAAATCATTAGATAATGATATTGAGCATGATGTGGTGTGTCCTATGTTTACATAACTACCACCAGCACTGTTTGATCTTGTAGATAATAATAAATTAGTTCCTGAGAAAACTCCGACTGTTGCCATTTATTTAAATTTTATAGTTCATAATTTTATTCAAATATACAAAATAATATTTTTATGCCGCTTGCCAATTATAGTCAGCATTTTGCCATTCATCAAAGTTAGAATCCCAAACCTCACCATCTCTTTCATCTATTAAAATTAGAGATGTAAGCTGTATTGATAAATTAAAACTTGTTGCGGTTTCGAGTCCAGCTTCTTCCTCAACATTTTGAATAAAGCCATCGCCAAGTAAAACCAAGCCATCACCAAATCCCTCAATGTCTTGACTAAAAAAAAACTTTGCTTTGGTTTTTAATAAAACCATTTCAGCAAGTTCCTCAAAATTTATTGTGTCACTATAATCAGTTAACCCCTCAACTTCAACATTACCAGATCGAACACCAGCAATAACCTCTTTGAATCCTTGCGAACTTTTAGATGTACTTTCTGGCAAATCGACATCAAGAGTAATTTTTGCATTAGTTGAGTGTCCAATTGGATCATCACCCTTATAAATCAAAAAACTAGATCCATTGATTGCACCCATTGTTAAATTTTATTCGCTTGACTTGGTTTTTATTTTTTTAAATTCACCACTAGGTAAATCAATTTCAATTTTGCCATATTTATTTTCAAGATCTTTAAAAAGATTTTGTTGATCTTTTGTTATTTCATCACTTTGTTTTATTAGATTTTTTAGCGAACGCCTAACATTCATTTTTTGAAAATAGTGAAAACCAATTTGGTTTATTAGTTGATTTATTTTTGATTGATTATCCTGTAAATCTTTTATTTCTTTTTCCTCTAGTTTGCTCATAATTTTATTTTAAATTAATTATCAAAATTAAAAATATATTTTAAGTAATCAAAATTAATCCCATTCAGGTGTTAATGTTTCATCGATAGGATTTTTCTTTAACTCAATTTGATCATCTAAATGTTTTTTTAATTTATCGACATCCATTTCAGATTCTAGCCATCCAACAACATCAGATTTTTTAAGATCTGAATAATTAATAAATGATTCGCCATCTGTATATTTTACACCATGAGTTCCGTATGAATACGCTTGAACGGCTGGCACTGAATCATCAGATGCCATTAATGACCAGTGAATATTAAATATCACATTTTCTTTGTCACCTTGTTTTATTTTTGCGTTTAATGTATTGATTCGCCAATCATAAGTATTAGCCATAATTATTTATTTTTAAGTATTTCTATTTCTTTTTTAAGTTCCTGTATTGCACCAACTAATAATGGTACTAATTTACTATTATCTACAAACTGGTACATTGGTTCGCCTTTGTCGTTAACTTTGTCTTTTTCGCCTGTCACTGCTTGTGGGTAAACCTCTTGCAATTCGTGTGCAATAAAGCCCTCAACAGTATTATCTTTATGGTTTTTTAAGTTGTATTGACTAGGTTTTAATTGACTTACTCTATCTAAGGCATTAGTCATTCCAACTATGTTTTCTTTTAATCTATAATCCGATATACTGTTGAATGAAACACCACCAGCATTGCTCGTTACATTTCCGATAGTTCCATTCGTTGAATCTTTAAAAGCGACAAGGACTTGTGATGCTGTTGTTGAACTACCTAAACTTAAAACCATTCGACTGTTTGATTCAGCAGAAAAATAAGAGTGAGTATTTGTTTCACTTGAGGTGCCAAATAATATGTCACCAGAACTATTAACCCTCATACGTTCAAGTATATTTGAACCACTTGCACCAGAGTGAAAAGTTAAATCTCTAGAATTTGAGTTTTGTC